GTGCGGTACAGGCCAATGCCAGGCATCACCACGTCGCGCATGGTTCCGGCCTTGTTGTCCCACATGGGGACGATGTGCACGGGCTTTTGCATGGGGTCTAGGCCGGTGGCCTTGCAGTAGCCCAGCACCATCTTGATGGCGTTGACGCTTGCGCCTGGGTACAGGCTGGTGGAAAGAACTTCGATCAGCTCTCCCTCGGTCATTTGCAGCGCAGGCAGTGCGCCGGATTCGTGTTTGGTGATTGCGTTCATGGTGAAACTTGGTTTGGGTTCAGCGAAGGAATGGGACGATCAGCGAGCCCAGCAGCATTGCCAGGAACACCAGCAACATGGCGCGGGCCAAGTCCTTGAGGTAGCCGCGCGATGCGGGAATGGGATCGGGGCCGAGGTAGCGCTGGCCAACTTTGGCCACACGGGCAGGGCAGTTGCGGCCCTGGTCGCATTGGTAGTCGCAGCAGTTCATTCGTCACTCCTGCGGGCCATGCAGCACAGCGCTGCAGCCAAGATGCCAAAAGCTGCGCCGACGAAAAGACACAAGGCACCGAAGGCAATAGTCATCATGCGAATTCCTCCGGCGCAATAGAGCTGCCAGCGATCCAGAGGACGAGCAAAAGAACCATGACGGCGGGCCAGAACCAGGAAGGTCGGCCAAGGCGCACATACAGGTCTTCGAGTAGGTAAGGGGACATGTTCACTCCTGTAGGTTTCATCACAGCCACCCTTCGGAGCACTGCCCCTAGACTCGCCTTTGCTTCCTGTCAGCTTCGGCCACGTATCGCTTGGCCTTGGTCGTCTTGGTTGAATTTGTGATGAACTGAATTAAACCATAGTTCAGCCAACACGTCAACCATAGTTCATGCGCAGGCGCAAAAAAACCCGCCGAAGCGGGTGTGCCTAGTCAGCCGGGTTGAACTCACATTTCTGGCAGGTCGTCGCAGAAGGTAAAGACCATGCAGTCTTGATAGCCGAATCCGAAAAAGAAACTGATGAATGCAGCGATCAGGGTAAAGATGGGAACGTCACTGCGCCAATCTTTTTTTGGTGGCCAAACGCTGATAAAAATTGCAGAGGCAAGAGCGACAAAGCCAAATATCGACAAGCTCAAAATGACCTTTGTTTTCAGCTTGATGGGGACGCTTTCTACAAGCGCGCCAGCCGCCCCAACTGGGGAGCCAAAAAGCACCACAAAGCCAGCCGCCGCCGCCAACCCAACTCCAATCATTCCAATCGTCTTGCCTGTTGCCACTACCTTCTCCTGTACTTCCTATGCTCCACCATTGTGCCCACTATCCTGATAGGGGCAACGTCTGACCGCATGGTGGGGTAATCCTCATTCAGCGGCACCAGCTCAAACACCACGTTGCCGTTGGCGTCCATGCCGCGCGGCCGGTACTTCTTGAACGTCGCTTCTTCCTCCCCGTTTTTGGCTACGACAAAATCACCGGGCTGCGGGCTGATGTCCGGGTCAATGATGACCCTATCACCAGGCCGAAACTCCGGCAGCATCGAATCCCCTTTGATTTCAAGCGCAAACGCACCGTCAGAAAGTTCCAAGTCAGTTGCCAGCCAGTCATGTGCATCGTTCGGCTGAAACGGGTTGACCGCCCCCATCCAGAGCCCGGCCGAAACATAGCTGATTAAGGGAATCTGCTTAGTACCAATTTGGGCCTGGGAAACGTTGCTTTTGTCTAGGACAAAATGGGTTCCTTCACCCGTGGCCAGCCATTCGGCAGACACACCCAAGAGGTTTGCCGCCTTCTGGTTGTTTGAGGCTGTGAACGCTTTTGTCTTGCCGTCCACCGCCTTCCTGGCGGCTTGGTAGGAAATGCCAAGGCCGTCAGCCAGCATCTGGGTCGTGTGCCCAGACAGCTTCATCGCAATCTTCAATCGCTCGCAGTAATCAACCATAGTTGGCCATCCTAGCGCGCTCGGTGTGAACGATGGTTGCTTTTACACTTGAACTATGGTTTAATCAAGTGCATGAGCAACATTACCAAGACCGAAGCCATAGCCATGCTTGGCGGCTCCACAAAGAGCGCCGCGCAGGCAATCGGCTGCACCGTGCAGGCTGTTCACAAGTGGCCTGATGTCCTATCGGCGCGCATTGCTGACCGGGTGATTGCAGCCCGGACGCGGCTGCGCAAGCCACATAAGCGCAAGGCTCAGACCGAGAACGTCTGAGCCATGAAGCACTACCCGCACCACATTGGCGACTTCGACAAGGCGACACGCCACCTGACGCGCATTGAGCGCAGCGTGTACCGGGATTTGATCGACCTGTACTACGACACAGAGCAGCGCCTGACTTTGGACATGTCAGCGCTGTGCCGCCGAATCATCGCCCGTTCCAACGAGGAATCAACGGCCGTTGAACAGGTGTTGCGCGAGTTCTTCACGGAAACACCAACAGGTTGGTATCACAGCCGCTGCGAGGCCGAGATTGAAGCGTATCAAGCCAACACAAGCCAGAAAGCCATGGCTGGAAAGGCCTCTGCAGAGGCAAAGCGCCTGAAAAAGCTGCATGCGTTGAACGAGAAAGCAACAGACGTTGAACAGCCGTTGGAATCCGTTGAAACAGAAGTCCAACGAAATTCAACTAACCAATCAACCATCAACCAATCAACCAATCAACCAGTAAATACAGGCGCAAGCGCCAAGCGGGGCAAGCCCGCTGTGGTCAAGCCTGAAGGTGTGAGCGATTCGGTTTGGGCCGACTTCCTGGCCATCCGCAAAGCCAAGCGCGCACCACTGACCGCTACCGCACTGGAAGGCATCGAGCGCGAAGCCAGCAAGGCCGGGATGAACCTGGCCGACGTGCTGGCGCTGTGCTGTACCCGTGGCTGGCAAGGATTCAAAGCCGACTGGGTTGCCAACACCAAGCCCGCAGTGGCCATGCCGCAAGCCATGAGCTTTGCCGAGCGTGACGAGCTGGCGCGCCGCAAACGCTGGGAAGAAATGACGGGCCGCAAGTGGCCGACTGAAGGCGATTCATTCGCCGGGGAAACCATCGACACCAACACCCTGGAGATTGGCCATGAGCCTGCCGACCAAAGCCATTGACCGACTGTTTGAGCGCCTGAGCGCCACCTATGGGGCCGACTGGACACGCCAATGGGTGGGCGTGCCCATCACCGATGTGAAAACCGCATGGGCTTACGAGCTGTCTGGGTACGCAAACCGGCTTGAAGCGCTGGCCTGGGCGCTGGACAACCTGCCAGAGCATTGCCCCAACGCGATCCAGTTCCGCAACCTGTGCCGCATGGCACCCGCGCCAGAAGCGCCAAGGCTGCCAGAGCCAAAGGCAGACCCCGAGCGACTGAAGCGTGAGCTTTCCAAGCTGGGCGAGATTCGCGCAAAGGCTGTGGCCGCGCCAACCGTGGATCACAAAGCCTGGGCGCGCCGCATCGTGGCCCGGCATGCGGACGGCGAAAAGGTGAACCAGACCAGCCTGCAGATGGCCCGCGATGCGCTGCGCATGCACCTTGACGCGGAGGCTGCGTGACATGCCAAGCCTGCGAATCATTCAAAGCACGGCCGCTCAGTGGGGCGTACCGGTTCCAGTGTCTCGACTGCTGCACGCGGCTGGTGCTGACCACGCACCCTAACAAGCGGCTGGCCGCCGCGATGCTGGCGGCGATAGAGCGCTTTCCGCAAAACCCTGGCCGGGAATCAGTGCTGGAGTCCGTGCGCCAGAGCCTTGGGAAACGCCCCTGAGCTTTGAAGAAGTCGCCCATGGGGTGCGGGAAGGTTTGCTGTGACGATGTACTGCGCCCTGTGCGGCCGCCCCATGGATCAAGCCGCCGTGCTGATTGGTTCGCTGCCCGTGGGCGCCAAGCGTGCAGGCCTGATGCCGCTGGCCCAGCGCAAGAGCGGCCTGGTGTTCCCGGTGCTGCGCAAGAAGATCGTCAAGCCGCAGCATCCGCTGACGCCCGACATGTTTGACGAGGTGCCCGCGTGACTGACCGCGCCGTCATCCGCTGCTTTGAACCCGTGCAGGCGCACAAGGCGCTGACCACGCAAGTCTGGCCGCACCTGAAAAACTGGCTGATGGCTGGCCACCGCATGGTGGTGGAAGTCAGGCCCGAGACCCGCAGCCTGGCGCAGAACGCGCGCCTGTGGGCCATGCTGACCGACATCAGCCGACAAGTGGACTGGTACGGCCGCAAGCTGACGCCAGAGGAATGGAAGCACGTTTTCACCGCAGCCCTGAGCAAGCAGGACGTGGTGCCCGGCATTGATGGCGGGTTTGTGGTGCTGGGCAAGTCCACCAGCCGCATGACCAAAAGCGAAATGGCCGAGCTGCAGACGCTGATGGAAGCGTTTGGCGCAGAGAAGGGCGTGCGGTTTTCCGCGCCTGAGTACGTTGACCCCGAGACCGGGGAGATTCTGCAGTGAACAACCGCCTGACCGCCCGGCAGCGCGCGCACATCCAGCGCGTCAAGGCGTTGCCATGCAGTGTGTGTGACGCACCCGGCCCCAGTGATGCCCACCACATTGAGCAAGCCCTTCAGTTTTGCGTGGTGGCGCTGTGCAAGGACTGCCACCAAGGCAGCCACAACGGCATCCATGGCCGCCGCGCCATGTGGAACGTGATGCGGATGACCGAGCTGGCCGCCCTGAACGTGACCATTGAAAGGCTGCTTGCGTGAAGCGTGACATGGATGTTGACCACTTTCCACCGGGCACCCGCGTGATGACCCCCACCGGGCGCACTGGCACGGTCATCAAGCACCGTGGCTTTGAAAGCAAGTTGGATCACTTCCTGCGCGTGACCGTGCAGATTGACGGCGGCACCCGCCATGACCTGGTGACGCTGCAGCCCCACCTACTTACCAAATGTCCGCCAGAGACACACCCAGCAACAAGAATCGAAGCATGACCGTTGAATTGACACTGCCCTGGCCACCCAAAGACCTGAGCCCAAATGCCCGCGTGCACTGGACCAAGCGAAGCAAGGCCGCCAAGGCGTACCGCGAAGCCTGTTTCTGGGAAGCCAAGCGACTGCTGGCCGCAGGTGGATGGCAAGACCTACCCGCTGAAGGCGACTTGCACCTTTGGCTGGACTTTTACCCGCCAGACCGCAGACACCGTGACGACGACAACCTGACCGCCGCATTCAAAGCTGGCCGCGATGGCCTGGCCGACGCCTTGGGCGTGAACGACAAGCGGTTTCGCTCGCATCCGTACCTGAAGGACATGGTGGCGGGCATGGTCAAGGTGCGAATCACCGGGGGAGCGGCGTGAAGAAGCAACGCAAGCCCGCTGGCATGCACCCATTCATCAAGCAGGCGCTGCGCGCCAAGTGGGAATCCAAGGCGGTGCTGGGCCAGATTCACGCGCTGACGGGTGACAACCACGAAAAGCTGCCGGCCTTCGGGGCTGTGCTGCTGTTTGTGGCCAGCGCTTGCGCCGTGCACCTGGGCTGGACTGGTGACGAGCCCGATATGCGAATCGTGCGCGCATCCATCAATGCCCTGGACGAACTGGCCAAGCGGCAGGCCATCACCGAGCTGGACAGGGGAGCGCTGCACTCCGGGATGATGGCCGCCCACCGAATCATTGAAGTCACGCCCATTGAGGTAGTCACCGACGCGGCCGCCATCTATGACCGCATGAGTTTGGATTGGGGTAAGCGCTGATGGGCCGCCCGTCCAAGTTGAGCCCGGATCAATGGGCCGAGATTGAGCGAAGGCTTGCTGCAGGTGAGGGCGCATCGGACTTGGCCCGCGAGTTCGGCATCAGCCCGGCTTCGGTTTCTGTACGGGTTTCTAAAGTTTCTAAAAAAGTTTCAGAAACTGCCTTCAAGCTGGCCGAAGCCCAGACGGCGCTGGCCGAATTGCCTGTGGCGCAGCAATACGCGGCCGTGAGCCTGGCGGAAAAGCTGCGCGCCATCAGCGTGAGCTTGGCCAACGCGGCAGAGCTGGGAGCCAAGACCGCCCACCGGCTGCATGCCCTGGCCAATTCCGAAGTGGAGAAGGTGGACGATGCCAGCCCGCTGCAGTCAATCGAGGCGCTGAAGGGCGTGAGCGTGCTGACCAAGTTGGCCAACGACTCCAGCCAGATTGCCGTCAACCTGCTGAACGCCAACCGCGAGACCGTGAAGGAAGCGAACCGGCCCGCGTCTGATGCCGCACCGGCTGGCGTGCTGGTGGTGCCGGGTGCCATGAATGAAAAGGACTGGGAAAAGATGATGGCCAAGCAAGGGGGCAGCGCTTGACGACACGCTGGGCCCCACTGCCTGGCGCGCAGTTCCAATTCTTGACGTGCCCCATCTTTGAGGCGCTGATGCACGGCACCCGTGGTGGCGGCAAGACCGACACGCTGCTGATGGACTTTGCGCAACACACCGGCAAAGGGTTTGGCCAGCACTGGCGTGGCGTGCTGTTCCGCCTGACCTACCCGCAACTGGCGGACGTGGTGGCCAAGAGCCGCCGATGGTTCACCCAAATGTTTCCCGAGGCCAAATTTAACAAAGCGGATTACTACTGGGAGTGGCCCACGGGCGAAATGCTGTTCTTCCGGTACGGCGCGACTGAGGACGATTACTGGAACTACCACGGCCACGAATACCCGTGGCTTGGCTTTGAGGAATTGACCAACTGGCGCGACTTGAGTTTCTACGAGGCCATGCAATCCACCTGCCGCAGCTCATTTCCTGGCATGCCGCGCCGGGTGCGTGGCACCTGCAACCCATTCGGCAAGGGCCATGGTGCGGTGAAGGAGCGCTTCAGGCTGGGGCAGGGCGGTGTGCCATCGGGCCAAGTCATCCGCGAAGACGGCGAGAAGCCGCGCGTGGCGATCCGCTCCAGCATCTTTGAAAACAAGATTCTGCTGGCCAATGACCCGGACTACTTGGCCACGCTGGAGAGCCTGAAAGACCCGAACCGGCGCAAGGCGTGGCTGGAAGGGGATTGGGACATCCATGTGGGCAGCTTTCTGGAAGGCGTGTGGGACGCCAAGAAGCATGTGGTGCAGCCCTTTGCCATTCCCGCCACCTGGAAGGTGTGGAAGTCCATGGACTGGGGCTATGCCCGGCCGTATGCCTGCTACTGGTTTGCGCTTGACCCGGACGGCACGCACTACATCTGGCGCGAGCTGTACGGCATTGGTGAAAAGCCCAACGAGGGTAGCCGCGAGGATGCTGTGAAGGTGGCCAAGAAGATCAATGCCATCGAGGAACACGACGAGCGCTTGGGCTACGAGTACCGCCTGAACCTGGCTGACCCGGCCATCTTCAGCAAGATTGGCGCTGACCGCTCCATTGGCCAGATATTCCGCGAGACCGGCGTGAAGTGGCTGGAAGCCTGGAATGCCAAGGGCAGCCGGGTGAATGGTGCGCAGGAAATCATCCGCCTGCTGGCCGAGGGACGGCTGAAGGTGTTTTCCACCTGCAAGCACTGGATTCGCACGGTGCCCAGCCTGCCGCCCAGCGATGACAACCCGGAAGACGTGGACACCGATGCCGAAGACCACGCATGGGACGCCACCCGCTACGGAATCATGCGCCGTCGTCGCAACCCGGAAGAACAAATATCCGGCGACCTGGACGAGCCGACATACAAACACGATAACGACACATACACGATGAAGGTGTAACTGATGGACATTTCTACTACCTCCCGCGAAGCCCCTGAAACCAACGAGCTGGCCAAGAAGTGGGGCCAGCGCATTGCGCATGCGCGCCAGCACTGGGACAAGTTCCACAAGCGGGTGCGCCACAACCGCAAGACCGTGGCGGGCTTCAACTGGGAGGCTGACCCCAAGAGCAAAGACTTCTACAAGCTGCGCGCCAACCTGATCCAAGGCACCATCACATCGGTGTTGCCTGCGATCTACGCGCGCAACCCGGAAATCAGCGCGATACCGCTCTACAAGGCGGACAACCTGAAGCTGTTTTGCAAGACGCTGGAGACCGTGACCAACCGGCATCTGGAGCGCGCTGACCTGAAGGGCCGCGCCAAGTCTTCAGTGCGCTCTGCGCTCACATCCAGCTTTGGCATCGTGAAGGTGATGTATCAGCGGGACATCAAGCAAGACCCCATCATCACGGCGCGCATCAACGACACCCAGGACAACATTCTGGAAGTGGAGCGCCTGATTGCCGACATTGAAGACCCTGACCAGCGCGGAGACCTGGAAGCCAAGCGCGCCGAGCTTGAGCAACTGATGGCCAGCCTGAACGAGCAGGTGGAAGTGACGGCGGCCGAGGGCCTGGTGATTGACCGTGTGCTGACGGACAACCTGCTGATTGACCCCGGCGTGTGCGAGTTCTGGGATTACCGGGATGCTGATTGGCAGTGCCAGATCATCCCCATGAAGAAGTCGCAAGCCGAAGCCACCTACAAGATGAAGCTGGACAAGGCCAAGGCGTACATGGACAGCGGCCGCTCCAACGTGAAGGATGGCCGCTTTGCCAGTGCATCGGCCAGCCTGGACGAAGACCGGCAGATTGCGATTCTGGAAATCTGGGACAAGACCACCCAGCGCGTCTACACCATGGCCGAGGGCTGCGACTACTGGCTGCGCGAGCCCTACAGCCCGCCCAAGTCTGGAGAGCGCTGGTTTCCGTTCTTCCTGCTGCCGTTCCAAGTGGTGGACGGCGAGTTTGTGGCACCCAGCCTGGTGGACTTGACCGAGCGCCTGCAGGACGAACACAACACCGCGCGTGACCGCTTCAACAAGCACCGCGACTTGTGCCTGCCCGGCTGGATTGCTGGTGGCGACATCAGCGAAAAGTCCATCAAGCGCTACACGGACAGCGAGATTGGCGAAATCACCATCATCGACACCGAGGGCAAGCCGCTGCAGCAAGTCATCGTGCCGCGCCAGCACCCGCCGATTGACCCGACTGTGTACGACACCAGCGCGGTGCGTACCGATTGGGAGCAAGTGACCGGCATGCAGGATGCGGCCCGCTCCACCGTGGTGAAGCCCAAGACCGCCACCGAAGCCAGCATCATGCAGCAAAGCCTGAGTGGCCGCGTGAGCGAGTTCCGTGACCAAGTGGAAGACTGGCTGCAAGAGATTGCGCAGTACGCCGCGCAGATTCTGCTGTTTGAGCTGACCCCGCCCCAGGTGGAACGCATCATGGGGCCGCCTGAGACCCAAGTGATCCAGACGGGTGGCGTGCCCATGCAAGTGCAGGTGAAGCCTTACGACTGGCCCGAGCTTTCGCGCGAAGAAGTGTTTGACATGATCGAAATGAAGATCAGGGCAGGCACCACGGGAGCCCCGGACAAGCTGGAGCAACAGGAATCATGGGGCAAGGTGCTGCCCATCATTCAGGGCCTTGTCACCCAGATCATGCAGGTGCAGGCCAGCGGCATGGATGCCGAGCCCCTGGTGAACCTGCTGCGCGAGACCATCAAGCGCTTTGACGAGCGCCTGGAAGTGGATCAGTTCATTCCGCAAATGAGAGCGCCAGCCATGCCGCAAATGCCTGCGATGCCTGCGCCAGCCATGTAATCCCCCAACCACCACAAAGGAACCAACCATGCCAATCTGGAAGCAACGCCTGTTTTCCCGCCTGATGAAGCCCGCCGACGACGAAGGCGGCGACTTGGGCGGCGGTGCCACTGAGGCCGCCATTGATGCAATCGGCCTTGAGTCCGCACCCGAGGCAGAGCAACCAGCCGCAGAAGCCCAGCCGCAAGATGCGCAGCAAAATGATGATGGCACCACATCAGAAGGCGGCAAGTCCAAGCTGGCCTCGATGCTGGATGACCTGACCGACGACCCGAACAACCCCAAGCCGGAAGCCAAGCCCGAGGAAAAGCCCGCCGAGCCTGCAGCCAAAGCGCCTGACGCACCCAAGGCACCCGAGGCAGAAGAAGCCGAGTTGCTGGAGGGCGTGAAGTCCGAGCGCGGCAAGGAGCGCATCAAGCAGGTGTTTGCCGAGAAGAAGCAGCTTGAGCAGGACATCACCGAATTCCGCGAACTGGTGAAGTCCACCGGCATGAGTCCGCAAGAGTTTGCGCGCACGCTGGAGTTTGGCCGCCTGATGAACAGCGGCGACGAAAAGAACCTGCGCGTGGCGCTGGAAATGGTCGAAGGCCAGCGCGCTGCGCTGTACCAGAAGCTGGGCGTGGAAGCGCCTGGCGTTGACTTGCTGACCGGCCATGATGACCTGAAGCAAGCCGTGGACAACATGGAAATCACCCGCGAGCGCGCGGTGGAGCTGGCCAAGTACCGCAAGCAGCAGGCCGAAGTGACCCAGCGCCAGCAGGCAGAGCAACAAACCACACAAGAGCGCGAGCAATTCAATCAGCAGGTGCAGCAGGCCGCTGGTGCCATGGAAACCTACCTGCAGACACGGGCCAATGAGGTAGACCACCCGGCGCGCATGAAGGTCATCACCGAACACTTCAAGAACCCGGCCAACCTGCAGCAGTTCGTCAGCACGTACCGGCCTGAGCAGTGGGCCGCCACCGTGAAGATGATGTACGACAACATTCAGGTGCCCAAGCAGTTGACGCCCGGCCCGCAGCCGATTCGCTCACGCCCGGCCAGCCTTGGCACGCCAGCCCCCAATGCGTCCGCGCCGATTGACCGCGTGGCGCAGCGCCTTGAGTCGATGGGCCTGTAAAGAAATATCCGTCGAGGGGTTGACACCCTTCAATAATTCGCTTGCCAGTTCTGCACCGTCGTGCCGACTGGTCTGCAAAGAGCGTAAGCGGGGATCGCCAACCGCAGCAGGCCAGCCGGTACTTCGTTGCGGTACACGCCGAATTTGTCGCTGCATCGGTGGGGTCGCGTCCACCAGCGCATAGCGCACCAGGCCAAGCCGTACCCGAGTCGCGCCGGGAACCTGATGGGCTGAACTGACGGGCTTGCGTGCCGTCGCGGTGTGGAAGGTGCTTTTAACCCTTTCATTTCGGAGCAGTGACATGCCTATTTCAGCCGGTGATTTGCAGGAGTTGGCCAAGGTTTCCTTGGACGAATACCTGCGCAACATGCCCGTGGATCAGATCGCCACGGAGCGCCCCCTTCTCAAGAAACTCATGGCAGGCCGCAAGACCTTCCTGGGTGCCAAACAAAACATCGTGGAGAACGTCCGCAAGACCTACGGCAGCAACTTTAGCTGGGCGTATGGCGAGGACGCCGTGGTGTTCAACAAGCGCAACACCACCGAACAAGCCGCATTCCCGTGGCGTCGTGCCGTGGATGGCCTGTACCTTGACTATGACCGCCTGTTTGGCAACGGCATCAAGGTGCGCGAGGGCGAGCGCGGTGCTTTCAAGCTGGAGCAGAACGAGAAAGTTCAGCTCTTGAATCTGCTGGACGAGCAGATGGAAGCGCTCAAGGAAGGCTTCATGCAGAAGCTGGACTTGGAAATGCACCGTGACGGCACTGCCGACACCGATGCAATCGTGGGCCTGGACACCCTGATTTCTGTGGCACCCACCACTGGAACCGTGGGCGGACTGGATCGCGCTACCGCAACCTACTGGCGCAACTATGCCGAGACCGGCATTTCTGTGGCGTCTGTGGGCACCCTGGCCCAGAAGATGGAACTGGCCTGGCGCAAGTGCATCAAGAACGGCGGCAGCCCTGACTTCATCCTGGCCGGTGGCGACTTCATTGACGCCTACCGCAAGGAAATCACCGTCAGCCAGAACGCACAAGCAGGCAGCGTGAAGACGCTGGACGCTGGTGTGGGCAGCGGTGTGAACACAGGCCTGTACTTCAAGGGCGTGGAAATCATCTGGGACCCGCAGTTTGAAGAAATGCAGACTCTGGAAACGCCTCTGGTGTCTTGGAATAAGCGCTGCTACTTCATCAACTCCAAGTTCATGAAGTACCGCGACGACGACATGGACATCGTGACGCCCGTGCGCCCGCACGACACCCTGGCCATGTACGCCATGGTGAACCTGCGCTGCGCGCTGTCCATCAGCCGCGCCAACGCGCACGCCGTCTTGGCTATCGCCTGATAGCCAGCCCCGAGCCCCGGCCCAGCGCCGGGGTTTTTCAATCCCCAGGAGAAATGTGAATGAGCAAGATCAACGTTCCTATGGTTTCAGTCACTGTGCGCCGCGATGCCAACACCATCACGCCCGTGGCTGTGCCGGTTTATGAGCTGACGATGCTGCGCCAGATGTTCGGCAAGGAAAACGTCAACGGCGACGAGAAAGTGGGCCACATCGAAGTGGATGCCGCGAGCGAGTTTGAGCGCCTGTGTGCCAAGTACGGCGCGCAAAAGGTGATGAAGGTCTACGGCGACGACGGCGGCGAGCGCCTGGCCGAGCTGGTGGAAAAGGCTGCTGTGAAAGCGCCCAAAGCCAAGACCGAAAAGACCGAAGAAGCCGCACAGTAAGGAAGCACGACGATGGCGCAGCCGCAAGCCTACAACCGCGAAGTCGATTTCACCGAGCGCGACGGTGATGACACCAATCACTCAGGTGTCAACACCGAACTGGATGCGGCCGCGTTGTCGATCAACGAGATTCGGGACAACCTGGCGCTGATTCAGAAGGACGACGGCGGCCTGCAAAACGGCATCGTCACCGCTGATTCACTTGCACCTTCCGCATTTGATGCGGTGGCTGGCCAGCTCAATGAAGCCGTGAACGATGCGCAAGACGCTGCATCAGCGGCCACACTGGCGGCCACCACGGCTCTGGGTGCACGCGACACGGCAGTGGCTTCGGCATCAGCCGCCAGCATATCGGAAGCCAACGCGGCCGCTTCGGCTGCAGGCGCTGCAACGGCAGCGCAAACCATTTTCAACGGCCTGTACTTAGGCGCTCAGGCAACAGACCCGGCGCTTGATCTGAATGGCCAGCCTCTGAACACGGGCGATTTTTACTACAACAGCACTGCCAAGCTATTCCGCGCCTATGACGCGGCCATCCCAGGCTTTACCAGCGCCACACCCAGCGGCCAATTCAAGCGGCCCAAGTATGTGGCTGGTGTGGACTTCACGGCAGGCGTGACGACGGCACTGACGCTGGCCAGCGATCCAATCACGGCCAAGAACATTTTTGTGTTCTTTGACGGTGTGGCCCAGCACAACGACCAGTTTTCTCTGAGCGGCACCACGCTGACATTCACCAGCGCGATACCGGTTGGCGTGTCGGCGGTGGAGGTGGCTTACATAGAAGTTATAGGGCAGTACGAGCTGTTTGATGAAAGCGTGACCGACGCAAAGATTGCGCCGGATGCAGACATTCAATCGTCAAAGCTGGAATACGACGGCGGCACGGTGCAGACCGTCCTGGACGATGCAAAGCCATTGCAGAGCTACACAGCGCTGCGGGCTTACACCGGGCGCGCCACTGGTGTGCGAATCACCACGACCGGTATTGCGGGGCACTTCTACCGTGATGCTTCTGACACAACAAGCGCCGACAACGGCGGAACGATCATTGTTGACGCCAGTGGGCGACGGTGGAAGCGGTTGTTTGTTGGTGAAGTCAACGTCAAGTGGTTTGGTGCCATTGGCAATAACATCGCTGATGACACGGTGCCTTTCCAAGCCGCCTTGCTGACAGGCATGAATGTGTTTGTCCCTGACGGCATCTACAAGTTGACCAGCGCGGTAAAGCTGCAAACCAACGGGCAGGCTTTGTACGGAAACGGCACATTCACATCCGAGTTGGTTTGGTACGGCTCCAGCGGAAACATGCTGGAAGTTATGTCGGGCCGCAGGGATACCGGCATCAGCAACGCATCCAAAACTGGTATGCGACTTTCTGGATTTAAGTTGAAGGCGGCTACTGGCAGCACCATTGAAAGCCTGCTGCATGTGGAGGATGGCGTTTTCCACTCGTACATTGAGAAGATTCGCGTGTCGTCTGATTTTGGGGCGGTGCCGAGCGCAGCAGTCATCAAGATGGAAGGTGGTGGGGTTCGTCAGTCCTACTCTGTTGGCGTTACCTTCCGAGATATTTCCATCTATGGAGGTGGCGTTGTCGGCACTCCGATTCCGTGCGGCATGTGGGTTGAAGCTGCGATTGAGGCGCTGTTTGACAACGTGAAGGTGTTTAACTGCGAGGAAACTTGGCGACTCGGAACCGGTGACGCTGACCGCGTAAGCAACGTGGCGAACTGCACCTTTGTGAAGTGCCACGGCGAGATTGGTGATCGCAACAGCGTGAGTGATAACGGCGCTGCATTGCGTATTTTCCAAGGCCGAGAACTGGACTTCTACGGCTGCAAGTTCCCAGCCGGAACTAACTTTGCCAGCGCCACCAATCAGAATGCGGTGCGCTTCTCTACGCAGTCTGCAACAGGTGCCACTTCTCCGTTCCAAGGGCGTGACATCAATTTCACATCCTGCGTGTTCTGGGGCATGGAGAAATGCAGTATTGGTTTGAAGTTTGATTCCACAGCGTTTTACCAGAACGTGACGTTTACCGACTGCAACTTCTATGGGTTCCCCACAGACGTTATCGACGTGCAGACGGATCAAGTTCCGCTGATTCGTGGCTTGGAAACTTGCCACTATGTCGAGGCAGAGCCCAAATGGAATGCCCGATTCCAGACGGAGAGTTCTTGGCTGATCGCTGGCTTTACTGTCAACAATGCGGCGGGCACTCAGAAAACTTTGCAGCAGTCGAGCGATACCGCGCAGTACGCTCGCGCAGAGCCCCTGTTGGTTGGGTCAAACGTGTCACTGGCTGGGCTGATGGCCTCGGCTTACAAAAGCAACCTCAGTGATGTTGTGGTGCGTATATACAACCGCAGTGGCGCTGGCATCACGCTGGCTGACAGCTACTTCTACACGCGGGCGTTTAAGCAAAGCGAGATTCAATCGAAGAATTCAGTGGCCTACAACCCTCCGTCCTTAGCCACTGGCGCATCGTCGTCGCCGAACATCCCACTTTGCGGTGCGGCTCTTGGCGATTTTGTTGCCGTTGGCTTTGGCAATTCGGTAGACGGCAATCTCAGCAACATGAACCTGTTTGGCTATGTTTCTGGAGCCAATCAAGTAACAGCCTATTTCGTAAACCGAACCAGTGGAACGGTTGATCTTGCTGGCGGTACTTTGGTCGCCTACAAGGTGAAGCCTGATTTCGATTTTTTCGACACAGCCACTTATGACGCGCCTAGTTTGGCCGCTGGCGGTGGCGCTACAACTACCGTCACCGTTACAGGTGCGCGTGTAGGTGACATTGCCATGTTCAGCATGGGCGTTAATCAAGCTGGCGTTGTCGGCTTTGCCACCGTCAGCGCAGACGACACTGTTTCGATTCGCTTCCAAAACGAATCAGGCGGCGTGGTTGATCTGGCATCCACCACCATTCGTGTTGGTGTATTCAAGCGTCACAAAAAGCTTTAACCATGAATACCATAATTCAATTCATCAAGTCCCGCACCATCCTGTTCGCGCTGCTATTGGCAGTCCTTTCCGTCGTGCAGGGTTATGTAGGCCTGCTGCCGCTTCCGCCTGTGCACCAGATGTATGTCGGCCTGGCAATCAGCGTCATCGTCACGCTGCTGCGCATTGTCACCACGCAACCAATCACCGACAAGTAACCACCAGTGAGGCGCATATGCGTTGATGAATGACCACCCGAGTTCCACCCCAACTTCTCGATCAAACCCAAGGCATTGGCTACACCCCAGGCGTGGGCGGCACCGTTACCCAGATCACCAGCAAAGGCACTTCGGTTGAGCTGAACAAACTCAGCGGCCGCATCACCATGCACAACGAAACGCTGGCGGCCGGTTCTGCTGCCACGTTCCTGTTCGGCAACAACCTGGCCGGTGAAAACGATGTGCTGCTGGTGTCCGTCAAGGAGTACGGCGGAGCCAACGAGAACTACGCCATCACCACGATGACCCGAAACGGTGGCGGCGGGTTTTTTGTCTCCATTCGCAATATGTCGGCTAACCCCCTGTCGGACGCTGTTCCGCTGAACTTTGCCGTCATCAAAGGCGTAACGAACTGACGTATTGAAGGGCCAGAACAGACATGACCGATGATGATTTGCACGCACTTTCCACAGAGCACTCTGATGTTGTCCGCATCGAGCGCCTGACGCACCACATTCAGCGCATCCGCGAGTCCATGGACGACATGAAAGGTTCTATGCGCGAAATGGCGTCGGCAGTCACTCGGCTGGCCCTGGTGGAAGAACGTCAAGCCACTACCAGCAGCACCCTGGAGCGACTGGGCAAGACCTTAGAGAACCTGGACAACCGTCTGCGCGCGCTGGAGGTATCCGAGCCAATGCAAAACCAAGCCAGTGAATGGGTGCGCAATGCAGTGTGGGCGGCTGCCGCTGCTGCTGTGATGTTCGTTGCCGCCAAGGCCGGGCTGGTGTGAGCCCCAAACCAACAACCTAAGAGGCCACCATGCCACAAGCACCCGCCTACAACCGCAGCAAGAACTTTCTGGAAAACAACCCGGATCGCACCGACCACGGCGCGCTGAATTCCGAGCTGGACAACGCGGCCGCGTCCATCAACGCGCTGCGCACCAATGCGGCCCTGCTGCAGAACGATGACGGCACGCTGAAAAACGCGATTGTCACGCTGGCCAGCTTGGCCGCTGAAGTGGTGACGGGCTTGACTGGGCCAGAAGGCCCTATTGGCCCCACCGGCCCGGCTGGCCCCACTGGCCCGCAAGGTGTGCAAGGCGTCAAGGGCGACACCGGGGCATCGTTTGATGCGGATGCGCGCGACGTGTTTGCCAATCGCGGCCTGTACGACTTGCAGCCCAAGGGCTTCAGTTTCCTGGCGGTGGACACCGGCTTCATGTACTTCAAGCTGACCAACACCAGCGGCGATTGGTCAACCGGCAAGGAATTTGGCAAGGGCGAGACCGGCGCAACCGGCCCCGCAGGCCCAACCGGCCCAACTGGCCCGCAAGGGTTGCAGGGCATCCAAGGCATTCAAGGGCTGACCGGCCCCGCAGGCGCTGACGGCGCTGATGGCGTTGTCACCAGCATCGACACAGCTCTGAAAACCGCAAGCCTTATAGGCCGCACCAGCGTGAACGCGCAACTGCAACTGGTGGGCGGCGAGCTGCGCATTGTGCTGACCACTTCGTGAGGCCCACATGAACGGACTGACTGAACGCTACCGCACCCTGGGCGAGCTGATGACCGAGCTGCGCGCCCGGCTGGGCTTTGTCACGCAGGGCAGCGCCAGCAAGAACAACGACACGGTTATCAAGTCCTTCTTGCAGGAGGCACACGACTACGTGTTTGGCGAGCTGGAGCCGCCAGCCATGCGCAAGAAAACCGTCATCAACCTGGTGGCGGGCTCTTACCTGTACGACTGGCACAACGACGAGGAAGACGAGGACATTGACCCCGGCCGCGTGCTGTCCGTGTGGCTGAAGGAAACCGAAAACATCCGCTCCCCGCTGCGCCAAGGCATCACCGAGCATGACCGCAGCCTGAACGACATTCGCCAGCAACCCGAAAAGTATGACCACCTGAATGGGCAGATTGAGCTGTGGCCCATTCCAGACCAAGCCTATGCCCTGCTGATTGAGTACACGGCCGACAAGCCACGCTTTGACCGCGCCAGTGACCGCCCCGGCGTGCCTGACCGGCTGGTGTTCCTGTACGCCCTGGCCAATGCCAAGGCGCATTACCGGCACCCGGATGCGCAGGCTTCGGCCACCAGCTTCCAGAACATGATGAACAAGGAGAAAAACCGCCAGAAGGAAAACAAGCGGTTCTTCATGCAGGGCGAGACCACGCGCGGCGATCAGCAAGTGGCACGCACGGCAAACGGTGGCTACACGCTCAGAAGCTGATATGTCTGTCATTCACTTTGACCGCTTCGACCTTGGCATTGATCTGCGCAAGGGCGCGTCCGTGTCGGATGCGAACCGCCTGCTGCAGATGAAAAACGCCTATGTCACCACGGGCTTGGCCACGGCAAAGCGCCCCGGCCTGGTGAAAGTGGCTGATCTTGAGGCGGGCACCAAAGGGCTGTTCCCAGCATTCAGCAAGCTGCACACGTTCTATGGCGACGGCACCATCACGCACGCCAATACGCTGTTTCAGGCCAACAAGGTGGTGTATTCCGGTGGTGCCCAGGCGGTGGCCGACGTGCCGTTTGCCGACGTGTTCAACGGCTACATCTACTCTGCTGTGCAGTACGCGGGCGGGCAGATTGAGCATCACTACCTGGACGGCAGCCCGGCCACGCATGTGGCTGATGCCAACTGCCCGGACACCAAAGCCGTCATCAAGCTGGCCAGCAAGATTTTTGCAGTGGGCTCTGGCAGCGGTGACGTGGTGCGCTACTCCAAGACCGGCGACCCGCGCGACTGGACAACGGCCAGCGATGCGGGCTTTCTGCCCACGGGTTTGAACAGTCGCGGAGACCGCTCGACCAACGCGCTGGGCATCTACCAAAGCAAGCTGGTGGCGCTGTCAAAAGACGGTGCGCAGGTGTGGACGGTAGACCCTGACCCCACCAACATGAAGCTGGACACCATTGTGGAAAACGTGGGCACCAGCTTCCCGCGCACGGTGGCCAACGTGGCCGGTGATCTGTACTTCTTGAGCGACTACGGGTTTCGCTCCATCACCACGCTGCAACTGACCAACAACCTGGCCGACGTGGATGTGGGCTCACCCATTGATGCACTGGTGCGGCCAGAAACCAAGGTGCCGGGCGTCAACCCCAAGGCCTTCTACTTCTATGGCACGGGCCAGTACGTGTGCGCCATTGGCAACCGCCTGTTTGTGTACTCCATCAGCCGCACGGCCAAGATTGCCGCCTGGAGCCAGTATTTCCTGAGCCAGCCGGTGGACGCCTTTGCGGAGCTGGGCCAAGTGCTTTACATCCGCTCGGGTGACGCTGTTTACAAGCTGGACGACGCGGTAAGCGCTGACGACGGCACGCAATACGAAGTGCTGGTGCAGTTGCCCTACATGAACCTGAAAAAGCCCGGCAGCCTCAAGCGCGTGTATGGGCTCGATGTTGTGGTGGAGGGCAGTTGCTATGTGTCGGTGGGGTTTGACGTGCAAGACCCTGACGCATTCACCCCCGAGGTGAAGGTGAAGGGCAACACCCGAGGCGGCGGGATGATTTCTGTGGAGTGCACGGGCACCGAGTTTTCATTGCGCTTTCGAAACTACGACAACAAGCCTTTCCGGCTGGATGCCGTGAGCCTGCACTTTGATGATCTGGGAATCATCAGTTGAGATTTATCCGCCACAGCCCAGAACCCACGAAAAAATCGACACCATGAACAACACCGAAGGCCGCATTGAATGGTTTGGTGGCGACCCGCACGGGCTGGCCATGTACCGCTTGCTTGTCGATTTGGCGCACACCTGGGATGACCTGGTGGACAAAGACAAGCCAGTGAGCGAGTCGGACATCAACACCGCATTTTTGATTTGCCTGGTGCACCTGCCCATCAACCCGTTTTATGCACGCATCCAGCATGCGGTGATGCCGATGTGGCTGACGGTGGTATCGGCCTACGAGGCGGCCAACCAGTTTGAACGAGACAAAGACCCGCACGGGCTGGAGATTGCGCATGTGCTGCGCTATGCGGCAGGCCAGATCATCGCCTACGGCATGTTGGTGGCGCTGGGTGCTGAGGATGCGCGCAAGTACGTCCCGGAAATGTGGAAGGCCGTTGTGGCCGAGCGCTTTGAGCCGTATCGGCAGGAGAGGATGCAATGAGTGTTTTGAAATGGGTATTGAATTGCCTGCAATTTGCGGGTGTGTTTGGCCTGCACATTGGTGGCGGTGGCGGCGGGGGCGATCCGGGCGCAGCAGCTCGGGAGCAAGAAGCAGCACGCCAAGAGCGCGTGCGTGCGGCCACGGACGCAATCAATGCGATTTTCAACAACCAGGTGCAGAAGACCCGCACCGTGCAGCAGCCCAACCCGCTGAATGGCATCTTCGGCATCAACGCGCCGGGCGTGACGGCAGAGGAAACCTACTGGGTGGACGGCGACCCGGCCAACTCGCGCGACAAGCTCTATGCCGACCAGCGCAGCGCCGTGTACGACCTGAACAAGCGCGAAGTGGACCGCCAGGCTTCCGAGGCCGAGCGCATGAATCGCTTTGGTTTGGCGCGCACGGGCCTGATGGGTGGGTCAGTCAACGTGGACAGCGTGGCAGACCTGAACCGCCGCACCAATGAAGGCCTGATGCGCGCGGGCGGCATTGCTGACCAAGCATCTGCAGACCTGAAAACGGCTGACGAGCGTACCCGCTCCAACCTAATCAGCTTGGCGCAGTCCGGCATCGACACCGGCACGGCTGCACAACAGGCATTGAAGGGCCTGGAAGTGAACTCTGCCAATGCGGCAGGCGCACGGGCGGGCTCTACGGTGGGCGGGCTGTTCAATGACATGAGCCAGGCCTATTTGATTAACCAGCAGAACCAAGGCCGCCAAGCTGGGATGCAGTACGGCAACCAGTGGACGGGTGTTTCGTCACCCACCCAGCGCTACCAAGGCAACACAGGAGGCTGAAAAAATGGACCCGTTCACCATAGCAGCCCTTGTCGCGGCAGTAGCCGGGGCAGGGATGCAATACAAAGCCAGCACCGACGCACAAGAGCGCCAGCAGCGTGAAATCGCGGCCAGCCTGGAAGCGCAAAAGAAGCTGCAGATGGAAGCCGAGGCCAAAGCCATGGGAGCGGCCAAGACCTACGAAACGCCCAAGCGCGCAGCCGAGCAGGAGCAACTGGCCACCGAGATTGAGCAGTCGCTGATTCAGCCGGTCAGCGAAAGCCAAGCCATTCGCGCGCAGCAGCAGACCACTCAGGGCGATGTGTCGGACGACTACACAACCGCCAAGGCAGCGTCTGACCTGGAGACTGTCAAGCAGGCCGAGCAACTGGCCCGCTTGCTGGGCAAGACCACCAGCGCCAGCCGGTTGCGCATGAATGAAGGCATCCGCCTGATGGACACCGGCCAAGCCGTTGACCAACTGGGCAACTTCAGCCGTGGGCAGCAAGGTGCCGACAACATTGCCATCAACCAAGCCGGGCAAGTAGACCCCGGCCAGATGTTCTTGGGCTCTTTGCTTCAGTCGGCAGGCTCTGCCGGGATGATGTACGGCGGTGGCGCACCGGCCAGCAAGTCGGCGTTTGAGCTGGGCCCCATGTCACTTAGCAGCAACCCCAATGCAGCCTTGGGCGCTGGCCTGAAGCCTGGCATGGGTGTGGGCTTGAAGGCACCTAACGGCCTTCGCATTCTGGGGATGTAACCATGAAATTCACACTCGATGCCGGAGGCGCGCAAGCCGCTGGCCAAGGCATTGGCAACATCTTCAAGGCCTACGTGATGGGGCCGCAGATTCGCCAGCAGGCCGAGCAGGAGGCCATCAAGAGCGCGGCCGACATTTACTACCGCCAAATGGCTGGCAACAAATACGGCGCAGAGGCCGGGAAGCTGAGCCAAGAGACCGAGGGCTTGCGCATGACCAACGCGGCGCGCTCAGGCCCGATTGACAGCGCGCTACCGGCCAACTTGCAGACGGCATTCAAGCTGTTTCAGGCAACTGGCGACACCAACATGGAGCGCTTCGCCAACGCTGGCACGGAGATTCAAACCCAAGGCATCCGAGACCAAGCGGTGGCCAATGTAGGCAACCTGGACGCCATGAACCGGCTGAACACGCTGGCCAAGCCGGGCGAGACCTACATGCCATTCAAGGCGGTGGGCGAAACGGGCGGGGCCATTGACCAAGCCACCGGCCAGGGCGTGGTGTTTGATGCCGTGCTGCGCAAGCTGTTCTCTGACGAGTCTGGCGCAGAGGTGGCGCGTGACCGTGGCGCTGCGAATGCGTCCAACGCATCGGCCAGCAAGTACAGCGCAGAAGCGGACATTGAGCGCCAGAAGGGCAATACCTTGCGTGAAACCGGCGTACTGCCCGGCACGCGCGGCACTGGTGGCCGTGGTGATCCAAACATTGACCGGGCTATTGATGACGCACGGGCTGAATACGCTGTGCGCTATCCCGTCGGCATGACTGGCACACGCAAAGGCGCGCCCGACTTTGACGCCTACTTGCGCGAGTGGCTGGGCAAGCGCGGCATTCCTGAGTCTGCCTACTTTGGCGGTGCACCGGCAGCCAACAAAAATCCGGCACCAGCGCCAGCGCAACCAACAATTGCGCAAGCCCCTCCCCAAAAAGAACGCAAGCCAAACACGGTGTACCAGACGCCAAAAGGCCCAATGAAGTGGACTGGGACAGGGTGGCTGCCAGCAAACTAACGAGGTACTGAATGCGCGAACTGTCCGACGACGAAGTTTTTGGGGCAACAAAGGAACTGTCGGACGCCGACGTTTTTGGTACTGGGGCCGCACCGGAAGCAAGCTGGAAAGACAACCTGCTTGACCCCTTGGCAATGGGCCTGAAGATCGGCCCAACTGCCGTCAAGGGCGTGGCCGACATTGCCCGCCTGTTGACTGGTGATCGTGTGGGCGTTGACACGTCCAACGCCATGAAGACCGGCATGGAGTCCATTGACCAAGTGGTGGGCTCTGACGCCTTGCGTGCACAGAAAACCGCCGTCAATCAGGCGCTGCAAGACCAATCCATTGGCCTGACCGACTTGCCCCGCATTCTGTTGGACAACCCGCGCGCATCCGCTGATGCGGCCGTGTCCACCATTGGCTCGATGTTCCTGCCCACGGGTGTGGCGGCCGGTGTCACGAAAGCGCTGCCACTTGCTGCCCGCCTTGCGCCAGCAGCGGCGCGCATTGCCCCGACTGCAGCGGCCACGGGCGCATCGGTGGTGACGGGTGCCGCACAGAACGCTGCAGAAACCTTTGCCGACACGGAAGGCCAGGACATGGCTGACCGCTACACGGGCGCTGGCATCAGCGGTGCCGCATCCCTGTTGCTTGGCCGCTTGCTGGGTGGCGGTGCCGAAGGCGTGGTGGCTCGCCGCATGGCTGGTGAAGCTGGCGCACGCGGCGCGCTGGCGGTGGGCAAATCTGCCTTGAAGACCGGCGCAAAAGAGTTTGGCCAAGAGTTTGGCGAAGAATCGTCCAACTATGTCGGCAAGCAAGTGGCCAAGAACGAGGCCATTGACCCCAACACCATGGGCAAGCAAGGCCTGTACGGCGGAATTCTTGGCTTTGGTGTGGGTGGCGTGTCTGACGTGGCTACCAGCCTGGGCGACGTGAAAGGCCGCGCACCGCAGCCAGAGCCTCAACCAGCCCCGCAACCAGCCCCACAACCAGATCAAGCACCCGTCACCAGTGAGCTGGTGCAGCGGATTCTTGGAGCCATTGAGCAAACGCAGGATGTCAAAGACCCGCCGCAGCGAACCGCGCAACCCGAAGCCCAAGCCCCGGCAGTTGAAACGCCAGCGCCAGCAGGAATTGATGCTGCCGCCACCGATGGAGTACCCGCAGCACCTGCCGCCCCCAGTGTGGAAACCGCTGGGGTAGAGCTGCCCGACGTGTCTACAAACACGCCGGAAATGAACACATCCACGGAACGTGCACAGAAAACGCCGGAAATTGAACAAGTCCCGGTCACGCAGCCTGCACAGCCGACGCAGGATGCACCCATTCTGCAAAACCGCAACCGCGCAACGCCATCCAGCATTGCGCAGATGCAGAGCATTGCCGCCAATCCTGACTATGGACGGCTGGGCTTTTCGCGCGACTTTGCCAATGGTGCCCCGGTGGTGGCCGGTGGCCAGGTAGCGCCCGAGCAACTGGGCCGCCAGGATGTGGCCGTGGCCAGTGATGGCCGCCGCATCCCCGTGCAATACGCCGTGGTGGAAGCCGCTGACGTGCTGCCGTCAAACCGTGCGGACGGCACGCCCAACGCTGACTATGGCAACCAGACGGTGCAGCGCATCCGCGCCATTGCAGGCAATGGCCGCATCGCAGGCCTGCAGGCTGCGCACAGCAAAGGCACGACGGCCAACTATTTGAACGAGCTGCAAGGCGATCCGCTGCATGGCGTGAGCCCTGACGTGATCCGCTCCATGCGCGCGCCCGTGCTGGTGCGCGTGATGCCCAACGATCAGGTGACGGCCGACATTGGCGACGTGTCCAACACGGTGGGCAACCTGAATTTGTCCGCCGTGGAGCAAGCCAACAACGATGCCCAGCGCATCAACCTGGACGCTCTGCAGTTTTCTGAGGATGGCGGCATCACGGCAGAGGCGGTGCGCCAGTTTGTGCGCGCCATGCCGCAGGCCGAGCAAGGCGGATTGATCGACACCAACGGCCAGCCCACCAAGCAGGCGGTTGACCGTATCAGCGCGGCCGTGTTTGCCAAGGCCTACGGCAACGACCAACTGGTGCGCCTGTTCGCCCAGGCGCAAGACCCAGAGGCCCGCGTCATTCTGTCTGCGCTGGCGCAGGTAGCGCCAAAGATGGCCCGCCTGGAAGGTGCCGGTGCGCTGGACATTCGTGGCGTGGTGACGCAGGCCGCAGAGATTGCGGTGAATGCACGCCGCGAGGGCAAGCCCTTGGCCCGTGCTGCGCAGCAGTTGGACATGGCCGCTGACCCTGATGTGGCGGTGTTCCTTGACCTGTTTGCAGCCAACCCGCGCAGCGTGAAGCCGGTGGTGGATGCACTAAGTAACGTGGCCGATTTTGCTTACACTGAAGCGACCAAGCCCACCGAAGACATGTTTGGCGAAGTGCCGCGCGCAAGCCGTGCGGATGTACTCAATCAACTGAAGCCGCAAAATGAACAACGAAGCCAAGAAAATCTGGAAGACGCCGCAGGGCGTGGGCCTGCTCAAGTCGATGATGGCCGGGCAGAAGCCAACACCCGAGCAACAGAAGACACTGCAGCAACTGAAGCGGGCCGACCCACCCAAGAAGAAGTCCTAACCAGCTACACCCCGGAGGAAGTCACCCAGCGCCAAGACCAGCAAGAGCAGGCCGAGCTCCAGCGCCAGCAGCAAGACCGCGAATCCGAGCAACGCGCCCAGGCAGACGCCGAGCGCAACGACTTCACCCTGACCGGCAGCAACCGTGATGCAGACGTGGCCGCAGCGCGTGGCCAGACGGACATTTTCAGCGCGCCAGCAGAGTCCGACACCACGAAAGATTCCGGGCCTGAAATCCCGGTAAACGAAAGTCGCCCAGCCCCAAGCGCAAAGACCATTGACGACTTTGGCGAAAAGCTGGGTGGTGCCAAGAAAGACATGGCACCGTCGCTGACCAAAGAGCTAACCGACGACGACATTGCCACACAGCCATTCAGCAAAATCTGGCCAGCCGACGAGGTTGACGGCATTGAAGACAAGTTTGCGGCCGCCGTAGCGTTTGCGGCCCGTGCCGAAGTGCCAGCCAAGCCCCGTGTGGCCTACAAGGTGGCGCGCTGGGTGGAAAACGTCAAGATGGTGCGCGGACTGGCGCAGTCGATTACCAGCGGCAAGCGCACGCCCGCCGAGTTCATGGACAAGCTGCGCGAACTGCGCTCCCTCAAGGCGTTTGGCGACAAGATTGAACTGCTGAATGCGATTGACCGTAGCCAGTGGGCCCGCATTGGCACGGTGGAAGCCTTCCCCGACGCATACCGCTTTGATGATGCTGGCCAGAAGGTGCCAAGCCAATTCACGCGGGTGGAGATTGACGGCAAGACCCACAACATCCCAACCGGAAGCGTGGTTGCCGCGATTGAGCGCGTGGACGACCTGCTGGCAGGCGAGGCCGCAGCCAAGAAAATGCAGTTTGAGATTCGCCGCAACACCAATACCGGCGAAGTGTTCATCAACAAGAAGGGCGACAAGGAATACCGCAAGCTCAAGACCTTTGCCGATGCGAAGCAGGCGCGCGCCTTCATCAGCAACAACTATGACGACCTGGTGGCCGCATGGGAGTCGGTGAAGGAGAGCGATAACGTCAAGAAGACCGACGTGCGCAGTGATGTCAACCGGGCCCGAACCGGCGCAGACAGGCGCAATGGAAAAGACGTAACGCCCGAGCAATTCAGCGAGACCTTTGGTTTCCGTGGCGTGGAGTTCGGCAACTGGGTGGGGCAGGGTGCCAATGGCAAAGAGCGCCAAGGCATGCTGAACCAAGCCTATGACGCCCTGCTGGACTTGGCCGACATTGTTGGCATTCCGCCCAAGGCCATTTCACTGAATGGCAGCATGGGGCTGGCCTTTGGTTCGCGCGGCAGCGGCAAGGCAGCGGCGCACTTTGAGCCTGACAACCTGGTCATCAACCTGACCAAGACCAAGGGCGCGGGCTCGCTGGCGCATGAATGGTTCCATGCGCTGGACAACTACTTTGCCCGCCAGCGTGGTGGCGAAGTGCCCATTCAGCGCGGCATGAATGCGCAGCAGGCCTACCGCGCCAACAACTTCATTACCTACCGGCCCGAGCCGCTTTACATCCACAAGAGCAAGACCAGCACACCCATCACCAAGGCGAAGCTGCAGCGCTACCACGAACAAAACCCGAAGTCGGACTACTACAACCCCGACAACTGGCAGGTAGACCCCAAGCACCCCAACGGCGTGCGGCCCGAGGTCGAGCGCGCATTTGCCGAGCTGGTGGAGGCGCTGGAGCAATCGCCCATGTCGCAGCGCGCGGCATCGCTGGACAAGACGCCGGAAGCCTATTGGTCACGCATCATTGAACGCGCGGCGCGTGCGTTTGAAAACTTTGTCATCAGCAAGATGATGGAGCGTGGCTACCAGAACGACTACCTGGCCAACGTCCGCCCCATTGAAGACTTCCCCCGCAGCAAAGACCGCTATCCCTACCTGCTGCCCGAGGAAGTTGCGCCCATTGCAGAGTCGTTTGGCAACCTGTTTGGCACGATCCAGACCAAGGAAACCGACAAGGGCGTGATGCTCTACGAGCCCGGTGCGGACTACAATGCAGAGGCACCCCGGCGCAAGTACACCGATGACCGACAACTGCAACTGTTCCTCGATAGTGAACCTGACCCAAGTCAGAGCGGCCCAGCCGTTGACCGGGCCAGACGGGAAGCCGTTGCCGCAGTGGATGATCTACGATCCACCAGCTCCATACTTGCCCAAGCCCTGTCAGGTGATTACGCTGCCCGTCAGCGCGTCAGCCTTGTCGGACAAAAAGTAAGCAGCGCTGAAGACCTGGCCGTTCTGGCCCAGGTGTACCGCGATCCCCGGTTTGAGACTTTCCGCGTTGTGTTCGTCAACGACGGCGGCGCTGTGGTGTCGCAAGTTGGCCTGACCAGCCGCCTGCCTGCATCGACTGCCGCCATCATGGGCAGCGACACGGACGCCTACCTTGGCGACCTGTCGGCCACCGCGCGCAATGTGGGGGCCACGGGCTTCTATCTGCTGCACAACCACCCCAGCGGCATTGCCAACCCAAGCCGCGCGGACGTTGCGCTGACCCGCAACTTTGCGCAAAAGATGCCCATGCTGGCATTCAAGTCGCATGTGGTGATCGACACCAACGAGTATTCGACCATCGAGGGTGACGGCGACTTTGCCACCTACCAGAAGGACTTTGGCCAGCCCACACCGTACCGCGCGCAAGAGTGGGCAGATGTGAAGATCAGCGGCCCGGCTGATGTGATGGCCATGGCCAAACGCCTGCAGGTGGACGAAGACGCGGTAACGCTGGTGCACACCGACAGCCAGTACAACGTCAAGGCAATCAGCACCCTGCCGGTGGACGTGACACGGGGCGACAAGGCAGACATTCAGCGCCACATTGCCAAGGCTTCGCTGAAGGTGCAGGGCTCCCAGGTGTTTGCCGTCAGCCGCAATGGCCCTGCCTTGCAGCGCGTGGGTAGCTTTGTACGCGACGGCATTCATGTGCTGGGCAACGGCACCGTCAAGAGTTTGGCAGAGGCCGGACTTGTCGGCGGCCAGCCGTTCCCAAGTGACCGCCGCACCCGCGTGAGCCCGGACACCAGCCCCGAGTTCAATTACTTGCGCAAGCAGCCCAAGGCATCCGCAGGCCAGCGCGCAGCCGAAAGCCTGCCCAACCTGAACCAAGACATCGTGCTTGAGATTCCGGTGGAGGGCGGCAAGACGGCGCGCCTGACCATCAACGCAGAGGCGTACCTAAATCAACTCGATGCGCGCGAAGAAGCGCTGCGCATGGTCAAGGAGTGCATGGCATGAAACCAATGACAGCCGAAGCAGTGAAGCGCCTGGCACTGGCCAACGGGGCGTCACTTCACATGGACGGGCGAGCCATCAACGCGGCCCGCCTGCAGGTGGCTGGCAAGCCTCAGGCGAAACCAGAACCCATGCCAGAGCCGCAGCCAGCCGCGGAAGCCACGCCAGACCCTGCCTTGCGCGATGCGCTGATTTCGCTTGACCAGTACGCAGCCAGCCAGTCGGCCATCAACGAATCCAACATGCGGCTGATGGAAGCCGTGCAGCAGATGCTTCAGCAAGTGGCGATCAAGGAAGTGTTTAGCCAAACAAATATCCCGGAGCCCGAAAAGCGCCCCACACAATGGGTGTTTCAGGTCAAGCGCGATGCGCGCGGGCTTATGGAAACCATCACCGCCACTGCCAAATAGGAGAGTAACCAATGGCCGTCACATATACCACCGCCGTCAAGAATGCCCGCCTCGATGCCGTCACTACGGCCATTGGCACCACGGGCGTTTTGGAGATTGGCACCACCGGCATGGCGTCCATCCTGGCCACCATCAGCCTGAACAACCCAGCAGCCGCCGCAGCATCCGCAGGCGTGCTGACTTTCTCGGGCTTCCCCAAGTCCGACACCAGCGCGGACAACACCGGCACCGCAGCCGCAGCGCGCATTCGCACCGCGTCTGGTGGCACCGACATCATCACCGGCCTGACTGTTGGAACGTCTGGCTCTGACATCAACCTGGACAGCTTGAGCATTACCGCTGGCCAGACGGTGACAGTGAACAGCGCAACGGTCACTCATGCCTAACCATGATCTACCAGAATCAGGTAGGCCGACTTCTCACACCAGCAGAGGTTGACGGCAATTTCACGGGGCTGGACACCAAGACCCGCGACGGCTGGCGCGACAACATCGTGCAGCTTGACGTGCAGGTGGGCAACCCTGATGCGCCCTTGTTGAATGTCTTTCGCGGCAGCATCAAGGCCTACAACTTTCCCGCAGGCCAGATGACCGAGGCGTTTGCCTCATTCCACATTGACCACGACTACAAGCCGGGGACTGCGCTTTACCCGCACATCCACTGGGCACCATCCAGCGCGGCCACCGGCACAACCCGCTGGGGGGTTGAGTACACCTATGCCAAGGGCCACGGCCAAATGGCGTTTGGGGCCACCACCACGATTTATGTAGAGCAGGCGGCAGACGGCACGGCGTACAAGCATTACGTGGCCGAAGTGTCAGACGCCAACGCGGTGCCCGGCACCAATATCGAGACTGACGGCATATTGCTGTGCCGATTCTTCCGTGACGGCGCGCATGTGAACGACACCCTGGAAGACGACGTGTTTGTGTTTTGCGTTGACCTTCACTACCAGTGCAGCCAGTACGCCACGCCCAACAAGGCCCCTAACTTCTTCGGGCCCTAGCGCGCCAAGTAGGGAGTAAGGCTTGGCAATCTCCTTTGTCAACAAATCGGCGTTTGCCAGCGGCACGGCGGGCCTGACCGTTGGCGCGGTATCGGCCACCCAGGCCAATGACCTGATCCTGCTGTTTGTCGAATCGGCAAACCAAGCGATCACCACGCCCACGGGCTACACCATTGTCACGGGCGCGCAAGCCAGTGCCGGAACCGCTGCTGCCGCAGGTGGCATGCGCCTCAACGTGTTCTATCGGTGGGCCACGGGCGCGGATGCCACGGTATCGGTGGCTGACACAGGCGACCACACCACCGCGATCAAGCTGGCCTTCCGTGGCGTTGATCTGACCACGCCCTTTGACGCAACCCCAACCACCGGCACCAAGACAACAGCCAGCACGTCGTCCAGCTATCCGACGATCACCACGGTCACGGATAACGCCTGGATTGTTTACGCCTCTGCGCTTGACCTTGATGCGGCAAGCACGGCGACCACCAGCGCCCAAGCCAATGCAAACCTGACCGGCATCACCGAGCGCCACGACCAAACCGTGGCATCTGGTTTGGGTGGCGGCATCGTGTTGACCACTGGGGTAAAGGCCACGGCTGGCGCAACTGGCGCGATGACGGCAACAGTCACCAGCACGCAGCAGGTGTATGTCACCCTGGCGCTGCGAGTGGCACCGGTTGTCTCCACTGGCACCTTTGCCGCCACCGAGACAGGTAGCGACACCTTTGCAGCCAGCGGCACGGTTTTGGTGGAAGGCGCACTGGCAGCAACCGAGACAGGCGCAGACACATTTGCTGGCGCAGGCCCTGGCGCAGTGGCTGATGGCGTGAGCGGTTTGCTGGCAGCAACGGAAACCGGCAGCGACACATTCACCGCCACTGGTGATGTGATTGTGAAAGGCAGCCTGGCCGCGATTGAATCCGGCGCTGACACCTTCACGGCCACCGGCAAGGTCATCGTCAAGGGCGCACTGGCGGCCAGCGAAGCCGGTGCCGACACGTTTGCAGCCACGGGCAAGGTGATTGTCAAAGGTGCATTGGCCGCCACTGAAACGGGCAACGACACTTTTGCCGCAACGGGCGGGCCATTGGGGCCAGTCACCGGCACCATGGCCGCAACTGAGACCGGCGCGGACACCTTTGCGGCCACTGGTGGCGTGCGGGTGCAGGGCGCGCTGGCGGCAACGGAAACCGGGCAAGACAGCTTTGCAGCTTCTGGTGGGCCGGTTGTCAGTGGCACCCTGGCAGCATCTGAGACCGGGGCAGATACCTTCGCAGCCACGGGCACCACCATTCAAACATCCACTGGGGTGATGGCGGCGGTTGAAGCTGCTGACACTTTCGGCGGTTACGCGGCCGGGTATGTAGACCCCGGCTATGTGGGTGGCGTGAGCGGCACGGTTGGCACCGAGTTCTGCATTACCGGCCAGCAGGCCATGCTTCTTTTTAAAATCTACAAGCTGCACGGGCTTTGGTCAGAGCCCCTGGTGGTATCGGCCAGCTCGCGCACCGCAGGCGACCTTACCCAGACAGTGACCGGCACCGGCCCTGTAACTGTCCACACCACGGGCGGCAATGACACGCTCCATGGTGATGTGGGCACCATGATTGAAGAACTGGCCGCACTGCACGGGCTTGGCGTTGACCTGGTGACAACGGCCACGTCACGCACAGCCGGGGCTATCAGCCAGACATTCAGCACGGTGGGCAACACCACCACGGTGACAAGAACATGAACCCCATAGCGATAGCCCTGCAAGGTATCGGCTACGGCGCGCTGCTGGTGGCGGTGCAAGGCTTTTTGCCGCCTGAGCCTGTATTGCCATGGGCTCCCAACTTTTACGGTTCAGGCGCAGCCCAAGACTTGCGCAAACAGCAACTAGAGGAAGACGAGATCATCTTGGCCGTCATCCAGCAATTTGTATTGGAGGGTTGATATGCCAGTAACTGGATGCGGGGCCGAAATGGCCAAACTGATGGACGTGTCAGACCTTGACGTGGCGTTGATCGAGGACACCATTGCCGAGCGCCTGGCACTTGGCATCACCCAAGAGGCCGCACAGCGTCAAGCCGTGGACGAGGCCCTGGCGCAACTTGCCGAAGAACGAGCCGCTGTGATGCGGGCGGTGAAAGAACAGCTTGGGCCAAAAGAGAAGCCACCAGAGTCACCGAAGAAGGCGGAGCCACCGGCAAAGGCCAAAGACCAGACTGACACGCCAGCCTTCAAGCGCTGGTTCGGTGACAGCAAAGTGGTCGACGCCGATGGCAAGCCGCTGGTGGTGTATCACGGGACGAGCCAGAACCAGCAGGGTGAAGCGTTCACAATGCTGGACGCCTACGCCTCCAACTACGGCCTGTTTGGGCAGGGCGCTTACCTGACGGTCGATCCATCAATCGCCAGCGAATACACGTCGAAGGGGCGCGGGCCGAGTCCGACCGTGTACCCGCTCTACGCTTCCATCAAGAACCCTATCGACATGGATGCCAAGGCCGACCCGCAGCAGTGGGCCGACGCATACCCCGACTTCGACGTGGAGGCTTATCACGAGGGGGGCACGAACAACGAGAGCTACTACCGTGCGGTCGAAGAGGCTGTGCGCGACGAAGGCATGGAGAAGTGGGAGGGCGCTGAATTAATGCAGGACGGCCTGCGCCGGATGGGCCATGACGGCATCACCCACATCGGTGGCGGGAGAGTCAGGAGCGAGGGCAAGCAGCATCGAGTGTTTATCGCTTTTGACCCCGAGCAGATCAAGAGCGCCATCGGCAACAACGGCGACTTTGACCCGGCCAATCCCAGCATCGTGCGTGAAAACGCGCCCAACTACAAAGGCAAGGCGGTGCGCGAGGATGCGCCGCAGTACGAGGCCCCGAAGCCCAAGCGCAACCGCGATGCGCTGGGCCGCGTGAAGTTCCGCCTGGGTGAAGTGGCACTGGGCAAGCTGGACGCTGCAACCAAGCCGCTGCAGGTGATGTTCGGCATGCGTATGGCAAGCCCCGAGCTGCGCAAGCAACTGCGCCAGATGAAGGCAACCATTGAAGAAGCCAAGCGCACATCCGCCAACGTGGCCAAGGAAATGAGCGCCATGTCCGAGGCTGACCGGGCCATGGTGTCCGACATCGTGGAAAAGATGATTGCCCCCGGCGCGGTGCCGCCAGAGCATGCGGTGAAGGTGGCAGACGCCATCACCAAGACCATGGATCAGCAGACCAAGGAGCTGGTGGAGTTGGGCATGTTGAGCGCTGAAAGCGCAGACCGCTGGCGCGGCCGCTACCTGCCACGCCTTTACAACCGGCCCGACATGCTGGACGACGGCGTGACCGAAGCCGTCAAAAACCTTTTCCGAAGCGGATCACCCGCCATGCGCGGCATTGGTGGCGGATCACTGAAGGGGCGCGGCCTGTTTGAAGAAGTGTCGATTGACGCGGTGGGCCAGTGGACTGCCATGGGCTACGAAGTGCGTGACCCGCATTGGAAGATGAACCAGGACAAGCTGGAGCTGAAAGACCCGAATGCGCCCCAAGTGGCCAAAGACACGGTGATTGTGTGGCGCGACTGGACACCCAGCGAGCGCCTGCAGATGGGCGAAAACCGGGATGCGCTTTTCAGGTTTGTGAAGGGCTACACCAGCATGCAGCGGGACATTGCACTGGGACGGCTGTTCAAGAACCTGGCCAGCAACACCGAATGGGCGCGCAAGACCGAGGCCGAGGGCTGGGTGAAGGTGCCTGACACGGAGATTGAAGGCACGGGCGGCGTGAAGCGCTACGGCAACCTGGCCGGGTTGTATGTGCGTGAAGACGTAATGAGCCACCTGTCACGGTTTGAAGATGCCAGCGAGGCCATGCAGATTTACCGCGAGGCGCTGGGCCTGTGGAAAGAAGGCAAAACGGCACTCAACCCGGTGGCCCACTTCAACAACATGATGGGCAACCTGAGCATGGCCCACTTTGCAGGCGTGTCGTATTGGGATGGCCACAAGTACGTGGCCGCCGTGCGTGACCTGAAGACCGGCGCGCCGATGGTGGAAGAAGCAACCAAAGCAGGGCTGTTTGCTGGCAGCTTCAGCCAAGAAGAATTCGCCCAGGCCATGCCCAAAGAGCTGCAAGAGCTGATGAAGCTGGACGAGAGCCGGGCCCGGCGCGCCACCAACAAGGTGATGAACGCGCTGGCGCTGGGCATGCGGCAACCACTCAGGAACGCTTACGAGTTTGAGGACTCATTTTTCAAGTACCTGATTTACCGTGACGCGCGCAATCAGGGCCTGAGCCCGGACGATGCGGTGGACTACGCCACCCGGTACATCTTCACCTATGACGATCTGCCCAAGGGCGCGCGGGTGCTGCGCGATTCTGCTGTGCCGTTCTTTGCCTGGACGTACAAGGCTATTCCGGCGCTGCTGCACACGGCCGCCGTGTAC